CCACAGGTCAGCATTAGGTTGATTATCAATTTGAACTCGTAAAAATAATCTTTCGTGGTCAAATAATTTTGCTTTATCCCAAGCATTAATTCTAAACGGATAAACTATTTCATCGCCCACGTTATACACTGCATCCCAATTTAATGTAGTTCCTGTAGTTATCCATCCAGTAGTAAATAATTCTGTTTTAACTCCAGCATCATCCACTTTACAAACAGTTACTCTATAATTATCTACAGTGACCGTAGCACTAGAGGCAACTATAGTTATCTGTCCTTTAATAACTCCTTCAATAAAGTATACTTTTTTAATGTGGTCAGGATAAAGAAATTCGTAAGTCTCACTACAAGCGGAAGCATCAAGGGTCGAACATCCTTCACTCTCATATTCTTTTGTAAGTAATTTATGATGGTTTACAAATGAGCCATATGTTTCCATCCAATCATTTAGATGTACTGCATAAAAGGTCTCATAGTATCTCATATCATCTCCAGCCATTATCTCATCACCCTTCCTCTATAATTTGTATTTCCGCCATTATCATTATTCCATCCTTGTGTTGGTATAAACTTAATCAATAATCTACTGGTTTCACAAAGACTTATCATATCATCTGAGGCAGTAGTTTTAATTTGAATATAATCTCTTCCTTTAAGATATGTAATAAAATGTAATGTCACACATGCACAAGCTGCATAACCTTGACCAGTATCATAACCACATCCACAAGCTTTTGAACCAGTTAATCCTTCGCCATTAACATATACTTGAGAACTAGCTGACCCAAATCCAGCACCATCTTTATAAAAACTACATTCAAATGTAATTTCATAATATCCAGCACTAGGTACATTTATCATAACTCTATCATCATCTTCCGTATAATGAAAATCACTTGTCTTAAAAGATATACTATCCCATGTGTGAAATTCACCAGCTATAGTAAACGATTGCAAACCAGTATTATCATATAATTGTATAAAAGGTATAACAGGTGTATTAGTTCTTTTTCTAGTTGTCATTATATCACAGCCTGTATTTAGTTCTCCCCATTCTGTCAGTTACACCAGTTTGTCTTGTTGCTCCAAGGGCAGCACCCATTTTTGAAACACTGTCAATATCTGCAATTTCTTTAACATTAATTACTACTTGCTGTATAATTGTTCCACCGTTATCTGTATCTCTTCCAGCAGGCACAACTTTCTCGTCACGATGTAACATAGCAGGCATATCATAAGGCACAGATTCTATACCACGTTTAAAGTTGACTATATCTCCATACCAATATGTACCAGGAGGAGCTTTTTGCTTACCTCCACTTGAAGAAGTATATTCATGTAAAAATCCTCTACCTAATTCCCAAGGTGCAGATTCTACTTTAATTATTTTATTAACTGTTTTTTTATCATCTTCCCATTTATTTGCTGGAAAATAAGTTTCCCAAGAAGGTTCTGTTTCACCCATTAATGTTGGTTCTATTGTAGTCTCTTTTTCTGGTTTCCAAGATGGGTCATACTTTCCTCTTTCCTCTTTTGCTGTTGCCCTTCTTTCTATAGCAGCTTTTACTGTTTCATCTACATCTATTCCTTGTTCTTGTTTAAGAAACGCTGCAACAGGTGAAGGTAACGCATTTAAGTCTAATATAAGTGAAGCAGCATCATCAAATATAGCTTGGTTAGTCATCTCTCGTTCTGTAAGCCTTTGTGCCAAGAGTTCTTTTTCACTACTAATAGTTGTTTTTAATTGTGCTATATCATCATCATATTTATAATGTAATTGATAAGATTCTTCCTCAAGGGCAGCTAAAAATTCAGCGATAAACTGTTTCTTTTCATTATAATTACTGTGCATTTCTACAGTTTCATTTTTTGTAGCTTTCATATTCTCTAAACGTAATTTAGCTTGCTCAATTTGAAGTGCTTTCATTTTCTTTTCTTCGTTTCTAGTAAGACCTCTACGCCTCATCATGCCTGCAAGCTGTATCTCAAGCATTTGAATTTGAAGTAACCTCATTGCTATAGTCATTTGCTGAGTTGCCTGTGTATCCGCTTTCTGTGCATCCTCATGCTCTCTAACTATATCAACAGCTTCTTTAAGTTCAGCGTTATTAGTTTTCCATCCATAAGTAGAACTTATTAATCCCATCTTTACGTCATGTTGTGAATCTTTTAACTTCTGAGCCATTTCTAATTGTGCTAATTCTAGCCCTAAAGTTCCCCCTAAAGTTTTCTCTAAATTTCCCCATCCAACTGTAATTGGTCTACTTAATTCTTCTTCTAATCTTCCTACATCAATAATAATTTCATCAAGGTTAATTTCGAGTCGTGCTAATTCATCTTGAGTATCTTTTATTCCGCCTATAAAAGTATTCCAAACTTTTTCAAGGTTAGGTTCTAAAGATACTAGATACTGTAGAGATTCATACTCTTTTGTATAATCTTCTCCTCTACCCATTTTCTCATCAATGAGTCTTGATAAATCTGCTTCCTCTTTTTTTAATGATAGATAATTCACTAAGTTATGTTGAAGATGAGTTCTACCATCAATGTATCTGTATAAACTAGCAGATGCTTCTTGCCAATGTTTCTTTTCTAACATAGCAGGCACTTTCATTGCTGTAAAAATACTACCAACTACAGGTAAGAAACTTGTCCAATCTCTAGCAAGTGTTACAATACCACTTTGCATACCAAGTATCATATCATCCCATTGTGCTCCTACATCCCTTGATACTTGCTCCATCTCTTGTTCAATTTTCTTAGCAACAACTGTAGAAGTATTCATCATTTTTGTTAAAGCGACTTCTGTAGCTCCAGCCACATTATCGAGATACCTTAAATCCTCTGCAAATCCTAGTGCTCCCTCTTCACCAGCTAGAACCATAGCAACTCTTAAACTTCGCATGTTCGGTATAAGTTCACCAAGGATACTTTTTCCATGTTTCTCCATAGCAACTCCAAGCTGGTCGAACCATCCTTTAAGCCCTAAGACACGTAAAGACAGACCATCCATTTGAACACCGTATTCTTGAGCAGCGTTCTTAGCCTGTTCACTTGGATTTACAATACCTTGTATAGCTAGTGCTAAACCTCTTGCTGTCATATCAATGTGCAAACCATGTCTTGTAGCTGTAGATAATGCAGCAGACAATTCATCAAAAGCAATTCCAGCTTGTGCAGCAATAGGAACAACGAAACCAAGAGAAGATTCTAAATCTTCAAATTGAAATTTACCTCTTACAACAGACTGAAATAATACATCTGATACATGAGTAGCTTGTTCTACACTTTTACCATATGAATTAAGAACAGTTGTAAAAATTTTAACAGAAGTTCTAACATCTGATAATCCAGCAATTGATGCCTTAATACTTGTATTTAATAAGTTCATAGCATCTCTTGAACTGAATGCAGCAGATAAAATATCATATAAACCTTTAGATATATCAGAAGTTGCTTGACCATACGTTGTAGCTAGTCCTTCAATACCAGCTTTAAACCTGTGCATCTGGTCTACATCTTCGCCAAGAATCGTACTAACTTCTGCAAGGCGAGTTTCAAATTCCCTAAAGTTTTCAACTGATTCTTTAACGAACTCTACTAATTTCTGCTGTGCTCCCATGACTTGTCCTAAAATTAGGTTGTATCCAACAAATCTTAAAGCAAGACCTTTCAAGGAACTAGCATGTCCTGTAGCAGCACCAGCAGCACTTTTATGACCTGCTACAAGCTGTCTAGTTAACGAACTCTGTTTTTGCAAGTGCACATTCATTCTTGCTAAATTATTATTTATTGCTAACAGAGCAGTTATGATTACTTGACCTTGAAATTCTCCTTTAATGTTGATACCTTGTGCCATGTTATTACCTTTGTGCTTTTCTTCTACCTATCATATCTTTTACTGACTCAGGCAATTTACCATCCTCTTCAATAAAAGGTTTACCAGATTCAATCTGATTAATCTTATGAGCTACCCTAGTAATTTCCAAGAAACGCCAGTAGTTCATAGTTAATATTTCATTTAAGTTTCCATGTTTTATATAGAAACCATAGATACTTTCTGTGAAAGCTTTTAATTCTTCTTCGTAGTACCTTTTCTCTTTTTCGGAGGTTTTTCCTCCTGGTGAAAATATATATCTTTCTTCCCTGCATAATAAACAGCGTTGAAAAATTCTATAATATTATCTGGATGTACAAAAAATCCTGAAACATCTTCTATAGTTACTGATGAATCTATTTCTTGTAGTGCCTCTAGTATAATATAAAATTTTACCATGTTCTCTTTTTCTGAGTCACTTATATCTTTAGCTTTTGTTGCTTTAACTGCATTCACCATTGCTCTTTCATGCTTTTGTACATTCCATTCTGGTATTACAAATTCTTTTCCTTCATTCACAAACTTCATTGTATATTTTATTTTTTTCATATCTTTCTACCTCCAATATTAAAAAGAAAGTGAATTTGACTTCTGCTTTCTCTGTTTTTCTTCTATTTCCATATGACAATTACTACAAAGTAATATACACTTGTTTAATTCATCTACTAAATCCGCTACTGCCCTCTTTCTTATTTCATTGACGCCTACTTGAAATTTTTTATCTTCTGGATTAACGTGATGAAAATTTAAAGCCCTGTTACATTTATTATATCCACATATTGCACAACCATTTATCTTTAAATTTTTAGTGTACTGCTTTGCTCTTTGAACAGAAGCTATACCATATTTTCGATGTTGCTCACTACACATTTTTCTCCTTTAAAGAAATAAGATAAGGGATTTCTCCCTATAATCTCTAAGTTACAAGTGTTACAATTAAACTGCAACTAGATGGTTTACATTCGAATGGAACTGAACTTGACATTGTTTCACTTGAAACATTCTTATCTAGTGAAGTTGATTTCCATTTACAAGCTGGTAATGTAAGCCTTGGTGCTCCAACTAATCCCATGTCAACTACAATTTCAAATTCTGTGTTAGCTAACACTTCTGCATAATGCTTTGCTCCACCACCATCGAGTGTAATGTCTACTGAACCTTCAATGTCCATAGCACCTTCTACTAGGTATGCTTTCTCTAATGAGTCATGGTCAGTTTGTCCAGTTAAATTGTGAGTCACTGTTATATCTATTGAATTACAGATAAATGCTATGTGGTCAGTGTTTACAACAAGTCCACCTGTCTTTCTGATTTCTCCAGCCACGTTAAATTGTAGATATGCTCCAGTTAATGCAGTAGGTTCTTCACCACAAGTGGCAGCACCTTCTGCTACAGAAACTATAGACTGAGTTTCGTAGTCAATTACAATCATGTAGTCAGCATCTTTTGAAGCAGATACACGAACTGTTTGCGGTTTAGCTCCTTTTACTCTGAACCAAGATGTGTCATCGCCAGTTTTACACTTATTAAATCCAATTGCAAATGAAAAAGATTGCAGTGAACAACAAGAGCCAGCCCTGTCAATTACATCGTCTATCATAGTATCATCTAATTGTGGGATGTACTCAAGATGTAATTTAGGTTCATTTATCTTTGCTGCAAAACTGCAAACTAAAGGTGACTCTATGCTTCTTCGTGGTCTAATTCTGTCTCCACTGTCGATTCTTACGTTCTGAACTTTACATGAAATTGGTAACGTAGCGGTACTAATATCGGCAACTCCATAGGAGCTTTCAATCCAATACCAGATAACCCCATCAAAGGGTTTTCCTAATTCGGTTAACGCCATAAATTTTTTCCTCCTTTTATTTTTTAATAGCTCTTTCTAGCCTGGAAATTTAGAAAGATTTAGTCTAAGGACATATATCCGAATACTGGACATATATCGTCATTACATAGTGATATACAAGTTGATTGCCTGTAGTCTCAGGTAAATAATCATCTGAATCCACATTTATCCAATCAACATTCGCAAAAGAACAACATTGATTTGTTCGTATTGCATTTTGTAAGAAGTCTTTTATCTTTTTTCCAACTGCTTCTCTATCAATATTATCAGTGTCAGTAACATATGCATGCAAGTCAATATAAGATTCTTTCTTTCTTACTGCTGCTGCAACATCTGCTGGCGTGTAGTATGTTTTTTTAATCTGCATTTCAATATAAGGCATAGAAGGTAATTCCTCAGATTTTATTTTTTCTGAAAAATACATTGGAATATATAAAGGGTCATTATAATTATCTGTGATAACAATACATTTTACTGTATTACCTGTTTCCTCTGTATCCCAATCAACCCCGATTTTCTCCCTAATAGAATCACGTGGGTCGAACGCTGTGAAAACTATATTAATCACCGCCTAAGTATTTCTGATAATAGGTTTGCTCAATCATATTACTTTCCTGGCAGCATTCCGCTACCTACAACTGGTTTCCTAATTAATCTAAGTATTGATTTATATTTTGCCTCTAAACTTTTTCGTCTAACATTAAACTTAACTACATTAGGATTTAAATCCGCTTGCGTAGTTCCAGTTAAACTTGTAAATCTAATTAAACATTCATATGCAGCAAGATAAACTACAGCCTTTTTTAGCAGTGATAAATCAAATGCATGCCACTCAGAATGATATGTAACTTTAGCCCAACATAAATCAGCAGGTAAAGCAGAATCGTCAGATTGAGTAAGAGTTACTTTACCACATTCAGCATTGTTTACAGTAACTTTTCCTTCGTGACAATCCCCATCTGCATCTTTCCAAAGCAATGTTATATCTTCACCACAGGTTAATTCTCCTTTACCAGTGACTTCATTATCGCCATTAGAATCTGCTATAGGTGGATTCTTAACTGCAAATACTTTATTAGTTCCGTCTATCCAACTACCATCATCAGGATTACATAAGAAAGTCTCATTCTTTCTTAACTTGTAAGTTTTATTGAGTATCTCTTCATATGCTTCAAGAATAATAAGTGAAATATCTTTATCGTCAATAGCTTTTTTGGATGTGATACCAGCCTTTCTTCTAACCTCTTGTGTAACATTCCAAGGCAGTAAGATAAACCTGTCTCTATATCTATTTATATATGTAGGGGAAGATGTTACTATTTCTACTTCATATTCTCCGTAAGCTGCATCAGCAGCAATATTATAATAATACGAGTATATACCAGTAGAATCCTGTGCCATAAGAACTTCATCTACTAGCTTAGTTGAACATGGATTAGATATAGAAATAGAAACTGTACTAGGGTCAACTAAAGCATTACTTGTATTTTTTATTTTTATTTTTATTAGATTCGTTTCTCCACGTTCACAGATAACATTGTTCTGCTCATCTGGAACATAAAATTTATAGATTGACCCCATGCTCATATCTCCTTATTTTTTCTTTTTTGGTGTATATTTTTCTTTAAGCTGTTTCTCTTGTTCTTTGATAAACTCTTGTTGAATACGTGTTCTGAATAATCCAAGTATCATACCTACTTTTACAGGACATTTTACTTCATTTAATACTGTGTCAAGAGCCTGAACTTCCTCTTTTCTAATATCTATTTTCATTCTTATCTACCTCTTTACGTTTTCCCATATCCCTACTCTACGTTGCCAGTTGTAAAGTCCGAGAGCATGTAAATAACCTTTAAACTCTACCATTAATTCATCATAAGTCATTTCTTTAACTCGTATTTTACCATATCGAAATTGAGCAATAAATGCTCCATCCAACTTTATGCCAGTTAGCTCTTCAAAAGCTACAATGTATGCAGCCATTTGTAACCAGTATTGAGGATATATATCAGCACTTGTTTTCCAATCTCCAATAACCTTAGATTCCTTAGTAAATTTGGCTTTATGTCCACGAACTAAATACTTTAAGAAACTCTTATACTTACCTATGTAATCAGCAGTTCCAGCATATCCATGTTCATTGCTCCAAACTCTTTGTTCTAATCCCTCTGGTTCTATACAAGTATTAATTACGAACTCATCAAATAAACTCAAATCTTTTTGAACCTCAGTCTCATAATTTCCAAGATTAAATGATTCTCCTTTAAGTGTCAATTCAAATAAATGATGCACAATAGTTCCTATCTCACACCGTCTTTTTAAAACTGCTTCTACCTTTCTCTTGCCTTCTCTCATCGCCCATGCTTTTATGCCAGGTTTTGCTATAATATTCAATGTAGCTGTTACCCTAGAGTAACTCCTACCATTTAAATGATACTCTAAATTTGTTGACTCGAAATCTTTTGGAAGTAAAATACTCCAAGGTTTTTTATTCATTGGTGAATACCTCTTTAAAACCCTTGGCATTCAATATTTCTACTAATGATACACAATAGTCTTTCTCTGAAACGAACTGTATCTCACCTTTTTCATTCACGAATTTTTTTACCATTTTTCTACCTCATTTTATTCCACTTTTGGTTTTGAAACCAAGTCCTTTCGACAGTGACTATTCTTTCTTATTTATTTCTACGTTATCAAACGTAATATAATAACTTGTATTAACACTCATTCCAATTATTCCACAATAACCAGATACTATTGCTTGGCTCGTATCCTCTATCATAGTTATTAATTCCCAAGCACCATTAATCCATTCTTCTACTGACAATTGAAACCCATCAACTCTGAATCTTGTTTTTACAAATACATTAGGCTGATTACTAACTACAACTCCGAGAACAGTATTTACACCGCTAACTAATTTGTCTATATAGTATGTTCTTGAGGCTGTATTTCTACCGTACAATCTTAGGCGATACATTGTTGTTCCAGCAGCATTACATCTAAGCACAAGTCCACCCCTGTAATTTGTAGTGCTCAATATATTTATATCGGAAACAACATCATAATCAACACATGAACTGCAACCATTCCATAGCAATAACTTACTTCCAGTAAGACGACACCGTTTACTTCCACCTTCCTCAATGATACTAATACCACCAGAACCAGTTATATCCCAATCGGTTTTACTCATCCCAATCTACCCCTTCAAAATCTTCGGTATTTTGTATTATGTAATTATTATCTGTAAACCATTCAGTGTCAAACCCTTCTACATATTCGTTTATAAACGTATTATTTGTAAACCATTGTTCTTCAAAGTTTTCATTAAATTGTAATGTGTATATATCTGACGAAAACCAGCCAGTATCAAAGTTATCACAGAATGTACTTTCACAAGGTACTTCTTCACAAGGCTCTTTAGTGGTATCTCCACCTAACTCACCATCTAAATATTTCCTATAGAATACTTGCAAATCCGCAAGCATTTTATATTTATTTCGTTGGTAACACTTGATATTGTTGAGATTAACTTCCCACCAAGATAGATGATGCACCATTGTATTGCCTCATAAAAGAAAATAAGAAAGGGGAATTTCCCCTAACCTGTCTATGGGTTTACAATATGAGCTATTGCATTCGTGTCTAGTTCACCGCAAGCGAAGAACGCCCATGAATCTATCCTGTGTGAATTACAGTTAGATTGGAAGAACTTGTATGTCTTTGGTTTATGTCCGAATACAGCACCAACTGCTCTGCGTGAATCCACGATAACAGCCATTACTTCGCCAGTAGCATCCGAGCAAGTGTTAGCTCTACAATACTCGATAACTTTAAGACTACCGATTCTGCTTAACCTTCCATCGGAATCCCATGAAACGTCATTATATCCCATAACTCTTGTAGGAGTTTGTAGGCGTTTAAATACTGATGCAACTGTAGGTGACATTATGATGTAATCAGGTTGATAAGGATTTGTACCTTCTCTCATAGTAGCAACTATAGATT